CTACTCGATTCATCGCGATGAAGTAGGCGATATCGCGAGCGACTGTATCTATCTCGATAGCCGTCAGGGATATCACCGGAACCTTCAGATAGAGAATGTCGGTCAGCGAGCATTCGTCATATCCGTACTGCGTATCATCGCTACCGCCGCCGTCAAGGACTAGCTGTGTCGTCTTCTTGTAGAACCAGCGACCGCAGGCGTCTTCGAACATTCGCTCTGCCGCCAATATCGCTGCGCTAACGGCAGCATCGGTAGCCATAGTCGAGACCACGCCTTGCGTGCGGATATCGGCTATGGTTACGTAGTTACCGTTAGGAGGCGTTGTCGGCACGGGTCACCTATTAAGCGAACGTGACGTTAGTCGATGACAGGATGTACCAGATGCCGTTGTAAGCGATGACAGCGAACTGGTCGCCAACAGCGCCGCCGAACGTGGCCACGTCTTTTGCTGATCCGGCGTTATTGAAGCCGGGAGTCGTCTGCGTGACTGTGTGTGCGTTGGCCGTCGTCGAGATGATTCGCAGGATCTTTCCATCGTCAGTTCCAGCCGTCGGCGCAGCCAAGGTCATGACTGCTACGCCCGCCTTTGTCAACAGCACGACGCCGTTGAGGCTGCTGATCGCGCCGCTGGTATCGTCCACTTCGACCGGAGTTTTTCCGGCCTGAAGCTCGTCGAGGATGGCACTGAGCGAATTGCTCTTGTCGGCCAACATTCCAATCTGGTCGGCTTTCTCGTATTGTTTCAGCGTGGTCGTCGATTTTAGCGACGTGACTGCGTTTGCCATTAATTTCTCCGGTTATCGAGTCAGAAAGTCTCGCCTAATTTGGCGGTCATTATTGCTGAACGTATGAGACGAATCTGGGTAGTATTGATCGAAACAGGAACAGCAAGAATTCCTATGGTCGTGAAGTGCGTCTTGCTCTGTTAGTATTTTGTCGCAATAAACACACTTCTCGTCGCTCATGGTATTTATGCTGGCTGTTATCGGACAGCCAGCGAACCGTCGAACCCCTCTCTTTACGCGAGGTTGATGCCGAGTGCGCCGCTCTTGTTGCTGGCGGCAGGATAGACGTCCACGAAATCCAGTCGCTGCGAGATGACGAGGAAGCCTTGACCGGAGATGATCATGCGGCCAGTATCAATACGGACTTCCCGTCGGTCGCCATACCAGAATGCGAGCGGGCACGCGAGGTACAGCAGGCCTTTCGTGTTGGGACCGCCGGAGGTGTTGACTCCGGTCGCCGCGACGTTATCGCGACAGTACTTGCTGGTCTGGACCGGGATACCGTCGATCTTGCCGATTTCACCAGTCACGATCGTGGCATTAGGACCATACTTGTCCATTGTCAGGAATTCCGGAAACGCCATCAGATTCAGCATCTGCTTGACGCTGGTGATCCAGCGAAGGTTTTCCGGATTCTCCGCGAACTGAGCATCGAGCTTGCCGCGAAGACTGCGGACGTTCGTCAGGTTCAGCGTGCCGAGATCGGCCGTGTTGGACATGGTCGTCTTGTAGTGATACCGAAGACCTTTCCATGCCTTGCGGACGTCGGTTGCTGCCGATACGTCGTTGTCCATGTGCGTGCCAGTCGTATCGCCGTCAAGCGTGGCTCTCTCTTGGCCGTTCGCTACCGCGTTGGCGATCTTCATGCGGAGGAACGGAAGCAGCGGGATGATACTGTCTTCGTTGGCCTCTTCCGAGAAGACCGTGATTGCGGCGAACTTCTTGGCATTGAACGACACGTTTCCGGTTCCGGGGGTGAACTTCGGATAGACGTTGCTTTCATTCAAGAGGTTGTCGCTGTTCGTTTCTGCGACGAGGAAGCAGATATCGTCTGTCGTCGCGATCGGAACTTTGAACGTATTGGCCGGAATGTTGATCCTTGCGAAGTTGGCCGCGACCTTCAGGCTGACCGTGATGACGTCCAGAAGCTGTGTCGAGAACTGCGTCGGCATCCACTCCGTGCCCGTCGCCGATCCGCCCGTTGACAGCGACTTCGCGACAGCCTGTAAGGCCTTGTACGACCGAGTGCCCTGCAGTGCCGCCCTGATGTCAGCCGCGCTCACGGAACCGCCCACGCCAGCCTTGATCGCAGCGAGAACGTATCCGAGAATGTGACAGTCGTCGTTCAGCTCCTGAAATGTCTTGATCCGTCCGAACGTGTCTACCGACACGTACTTCTGGAGTTGACGGTCGGGCATCGTCAACTTTTGCTCCAGCGTCAGGCCCGCAGGATCGATGAGACCGGCCGCAATGACAGCCAGCTCTGGATTGCTGTGAGCAAATCCAGCAGAGCGGGTCGCCTCATGAAGAAGCTTCTTCTGACCTTCGACGACCTCGTCAGCGATCTTGTCGTTGATTCGCTTCTCGAATTCGGTCAGTTGACTCTTCAGGCTGACTTCAACGCTCTGCATCGCAGATGTAAATGCGGCTTCGAGTTTCGCCATCGGGCCGTCATCTTTGCCGCTGCCCTGTATCTGCTGTCGCGCTGTGGCCAGCAACTCTTGAATGGTTGGTGCCATGAACTATTCTCCTTTGGAAGATGTCTGCTGGAGCAGTAATTCGACGCCCTGCAAGCACTGCTCCACGGTGGCTTCACAGGAGGGGCATTGAATATTGCGATACTCGATGCCGTCGTAGGTCTTTTTCTCGAATGAATTCTCTTCGACCATCGCGTCTTTTCCGCAGAACTCGCAATGGTAGGCTTCAAGTTTCGGCTCGACAACTTTGTCCATAGTTTTGTTTACCGAGAACTGTCCCGTTTTGATTTCGAGGGCGAGTTCAGCCATCGCATTCAGACTGTCTTTGTAGTGCCAGTCTTTAGGAATAAAGATGTCGGTATGGCGAACAAGGATCTCGTCGCGCATCGAAAAGAAGTGCTGCGCCAGAAAATCTTCACTGGCGATTCCTTCAGTGAAGGCTCGGCGCAGCGCTTTCGGATTGGCCGGAATGGGCACTGCCGAATTTTCCAGCAGGTCCACCTTAAGGAAGGTTGGCCCTGTCTGTCCGTCCTTGACGGCTTCCTTGCTGACGGCCACTGGTCGGAAGCCAACCGAGAAGGCCTTCAGGATTTCTTGTTCGTAGAGCTTCCAGACGTCAACCGCAAAGGCATGAGCGTCGGTAAAGTGGACGTCTCCCTCGAAAGCTTTATTACCAGCCGAGTCGTTGCCGTGGAACGAAGGATTCTTTACAGTTCCAATCGGCAGATTGGGAGCGGCAGAATCTCTGCCATGAGCCCAGAGGACGACAGGGTTGGCCCCAAAGTAGTTCGCGTGATTGTCCGGCGTGTCGAAAGAAGTCGCCAATATCACATCGCCATAGCGATCAACGGCTTCAGAGCTGAGGACCGCCCGAAGCGTCATCTTGTCTTTCTGGATAGACTTGGTATATCCAGACACGACGCGAAGAATGCCGTCGTTATGCTGATCGTTAACGCGATGAATCATGTCTCGCTGATGTTCGCTCAATGAGCGGACCAGAGTTTTCTTGTCCATCTTTAGCCTTTTACACAATCCCGCCGAACAATACCACAAATCCTAGAATAGTCAACGGGGTGTGCGATTTTTTTATTAGTTGTTTGTTTTCAACGACCTACCGCCGTCTGGTCGGCGGTATTCAGACTCGTTTTTTATTTGTTGCGCTATCCTACGAGAATCTGGGCTCGTAGAGTTTCGACTGGCTGACTCATTTCTTCTTCGGCGATCCGCAGTATCCGCTTTATCATTTGGTCAGCGGCTTCGTCGAATACTTCTTCGTCGCTCTTGCCTGCCGGTTTACCGTCGTTACTTCCCGGCTTTTGCCCGTCAGGCTTCGACTGTGCATCTGGACCTCCCGGCTTGCCCGACTGGCCATTTCCGGTCGGCTTTGATGCCGCTGGCCCATTCATCTGGAGGTTGGCTGGAACCATATTCGTCGGAACCCAGATAGTTGCTCCTGTTCCATTCGGCAGCGGCGGCAACTTGTAGAATATTCTTCTCAGCTCGTCAGGCGTCATGATGCTGGCCTTTGCGAGATTGAACGCGACCCTGCTTCTGATTTCATGATCTTCCTGCAGGGCGTCAACGACGGTCAGGTCAAAGGCTGTCTTTCGCTTGACGCCGTCGAGGCCGAACTCCATTGACATTCGCTGGGCAAACGAAGCCAGCTTAGTCATCATCGTCTGCTGCCAGAAAAGCTTCTTCTGTTCTTTGCTATTGCCGTAGTTGGACTGTTCCAGTAGGCCAACTATGACTGGCGGCACTCCATAAGAGGAGAGGATCTCCTCTCTGTTTAGCGCCTTCTGCTTAACGAATTCCATATCTCGCGGCGTTTTCTGGATGGGACTGAGCTTGCCGCCGCCCCACATGACTGCCAGCTTGTGTGATTTTTTACCGCCCCTGAAGCCTTTAGCCCAATGCCTCTCGATCTTTTCGGCTTCCTGCTGGTCGATACGTCTATCGAATTCCATGACGAGCGCCGGTATCGCCGAGTTCGTAAAGAACGAATTATTATAGACGTTCGCGCTGATATCTGAATTGATACTGTCCCCTGCGGGCGTGGACGCACTAAGACCCTCCCAAGGATCGTTCGGATCATGATAGCGATGAAATACGACTTGGTCAGGAGTAAGAGGGACCGGCTCGCCGTTTAGATCATACTCGTATCCGACGATGAACTTTTTGGCATCCTTAAGAACTGTCATCCTGCGCGGGTCAAGCACGTATATCTGCTCAGGATTCTGCTTGCTCGGCACGCACTCATAGAACAACTTGCCGGACAGCTCCAGCGACCAGAAGCTAGCCTCCATGAACTCGTGACTTGTCTGGTATGGATTCGGCTTAGCGAACAGACGGGTTATCTTGTCGTTTTCGTCGAGTTCGTAGTCGCCACCCTTGGTCGATACCGCCTTCTTGAAGGTTCCGAATGTCAGCATAGCGGCAGACGAAGCGATGGCATAGATGGCAGCATACTGCCATACATTCTTCTTTACGGCATCATAAGCGAGTCGGTCTTCATCGTTGCTCGCTATGGTCCATATGCCTCCGCTCTTGCCGCCGCCGCCTCCGGCGAATACCTTGCGGTAGCGACCACTGATGAATGGAAGCATTTTGGTCAGAACCCATCTCTCTACTTTGTTGGCCATCTAGTCCTCGCTGTCAGCGTATAACACTTGCTCCATCTGAAGCCTTAGCTCGCGTTGCCACGCTTGTTTGAATTTGTTCTCTTCGACTTCCAGAGCTTTCTTGATTTTCTCCGGATCAGTTTCTTGTATTGCTGGAGGCATGCTGGAAAAGACCCGTATTCCCGGCATGACTTGGTGCGATAGGTACCAATACCACATAGCCAAGGCCGAGACGAAGTCATCATTTCTGCCGTCGGGCGCAGAATACTGAATATTACCAGCGTCGGAAATATCGAATTCATAGATCTCTAGCTCTTCTTTGGCGTAGGCCAAAGACGGATCGTCGGGAATACTGAAGTCCGACTTCTCGGTTCCGAGAATCAAGTTTTCAATCAGCGGCTGCTTCGACTTCCCCGCAAAGTTGTATCCCTCTACGTGGCAGGGCGTGTCGCTATTCTGCATTGCCTCCAGAATAGGGTCGCCGTAGGTGGTTGAATCTATGATTATATCTGCGTGATTATAGGCCTCGGCGTATGATAGGGCCTTGCGCCACGAAGTCTCCCATGATACGTCGCGCCAACGCATAACCCATACTAGACACCGCCGCTGCACGCTTCCGACTACTAGCTGCGTCCAGTCACCATGCTTCGCCAAGTCGAGGGCTGCGATATACCGCTCTCCGGGATTCGGTTCCGGCTGCAACTGTAGGTCTTTCTTGAACAGTGCATGAATATTCTTGAATACCAGACCGTCCGAATCAGGGAACTGCGCCAGAACGTAACTGTTGAATACTCGTTCCGGCAGGATGC